TGCCAACTGACTCCCTTCTTGAACCAGTTTCGAATTCGCTTAAAGGCTGTCGTCATGAGATGATCTCTAGGTTCCAATGCTTGAGAGGTCGAAGCGGCCACATTGCAAGGGCGTAGGCAATCACGCAGTCGTCGTGCATTCCGTTCGGAGCGTTCATTCGGCGGTAACCGCTTGAGCTCACCTCGTAGGTGTAACTAAGAAATTCGTTGGTCTGGACTTCGATGTCGAGCATCCTTGTCTCGCCGCGCTCGAGCTTGAGGACCAGGTTGTCGATCAAGGACTCCTTTGAGCCGCTTGTGAACCGGTAACCCTCAACCTTGTGCCAGAGCTTGCGAAGGCTCTCGTAGCCCGGGTCACCGACGCCGGTCGAGTCCATCAGGATCTTCGCGTCGTATTGTTTGGCAACCTCAGCCGCACGCTCGTAGACCACTTCCCACGTCGTGAGCTGGAACCGGTCCATGTAGACTTGGCGACCTGTGTTGTCGACCACACAAATGACCGTCCAGTCGTGGGTTCTTGCCACGTCGAGACCAAGCCAGTACGGACCTTCGCCCGTTCTTGGCCCCTTCGCACCTTCGTCGATTGCGTTCTTGACGCCTCGGAAGACCGAGCCCTCCGGGGGCAAGAAGGACGCTTCGTACTCTTGGCTGAAGACGTGCTGTGGTTTGGTCCGCCGCTCTTCGTCGAGGTATGCCTTAGAGATGTGCGGGTTCGCCTCGCTGGGGAAGTGGAACCGCTGAACTCGTGGGTTCCCGCCGCCGCCCTTGGCGAACGACTCATAGAAGTGACCTGCTAGTCCGTTCGGTGTGCTGATCTTGATGAGCTTGCCGTCGAAGTCGAGCAGGAGCGGTGAGATGACTTTGTTGTGAACGTCGTCGTCGATGAATGCGGCTTCGTCCTCAATCACGCGGTGCGCCTTGTGTCCTCGAAGGCCCTTACCGCCCGCTGTTCGCCCTGCGATGTAAGTCCCAGGTTGGAAACCCTGCGCGTCGAGGAACGTGATCGAGTGGAACGGGCTCTTGACCTCTTTGAACTCAGCCTTAAGACCTGGCACCGCGTGAAGACGGCGCGAGACCTCATCCATGATGATCTTGGTCTGGTCGTCGGTCGGCGCAATGATAAACTGCCTCGAGTGCGGATTTGAGAGCGCGAACAGCGCGACGTCAATCGCCGTGCTCTCGCTCTTCCCCCACCGGCGACCACAAGCCGCGACCTTCTCATGAGCGTCGCAAAGGAGCCAGTCTCGTTGCCCGGCCGAGTGCGGAATCCACCCCCAGAGGCGTCTGGCGACGTCAAGCTCTTTCTCAGTCACTGAGTGCCTTGCGTAGCTCCGAGAGGGATGTCGATTCCGATTTGCCCGCCTTGTCGTCGAAGATGCCTAGGTGCTTGCCGAGAAGCTCGAGCGCGCGGTTGGCACCCGTCGAATCAAACTTGAAGAGCGGCTGGCCAGTCTCTTCGTCGATCGCTTGGACAAGTTCCTTTTCCACCGGGTCGAAGACCATGACTGGCTCAGGCTTAAGGCAACGCTCGTGAACGCGCTTGAGGCCCTGGAGGACGTAAGCCGCCGTGATGCCGGTCGCATGGCTGCGCTCCTGCTGAAGCCGGGCTACCGTGTGCGAGACCTCAGCGTGAGTTAACAGGCGAGAACCCTGTACAGTCGCAGTCTTTGGGCTGTACCCTGCCCTGATCGCCGCCTGGGTCGCGTTGAGGTCCACGATGTACTCTTCGCAGAACCTGAGCTGCTTGGCGTTGAGGGCCACTTACTCCACCTTCAAGACGACATCGAGGAATACGCCCTTGGTGATCTCTCGCTTGATCTTGATCTGGTCGTTGAATGCAATATCCTGACTCCAGACCTGGAAGCCATTGATCGTGATGACGACGCGGGCTTTGCCTTCACCGGCTAGACCGGCCTTGACCCTAACTATAGAGCCAGGAATGTTGGAAACATAGTCCACCGAGTCCTTGGAGTTGATGACTTCGTTGATTGGAAGCCGATGGGTTTTGGTGAGCGTCGACAGCGGCCACCAGTTGCCAAGCCGGACTTTGACGCGGAGTTCTCCGAGAATAGTGATCTTCATGGGGTTACCTTCCTTGTGGGTTTGCGGTGGTCCTTTTCCAGGTGCTCCACCCGGTCGCCAAGATCGCGCATGGCTTTTCCGAGCTCGACGATGGAACCGTTGAGTTCGCGGATGACTTCCGTCTGTTCGCCGACACGGGCGTCGAGCATGGAGAAGAGCTTGTCGATGCGCCCGTCCGCCCGCACTTCCTGTCGCTCCCGCTCCTTCTGCTGCTGCTTGAGCAGGTAGACGCAGACGCCGATCGTTGCCGAGAGGCACGACGCGAGCACGATGACGAGTTGACCGAATTCACTCATGATTTGCATTCCTCTTACTTCGCCGCGCTCCACTTGAGACAAAGGGCGAGAATCGCTTCTGCGAACGCAAGACGTGCTTCGCGGGTGCTGAGCCGGGCCATGTCGGTGGGACTGTCAATGAACCCGAGCTCGACGAGGCAGGCGTTGATGCCGAAGTTCAGGACCGCGAGAGTCTTGTGCTGTGACTGGCCTTCGGTCTTGATGCCACGATCAGGAAGGCCAAGGGCCTTCACGGTCGCCTCATGCACGAGCTCGGGCCAAGACGAGACACTTGGACGATGAAGGACGGTCGTTCCGCTTGCGCCTGGAGTCCAGTCGAGGTGAATCGAGATAAAGGCGTCCGCCTTCATGCGCCGCGCGATGCCTGCCCTTGAGCTAACCGGAGCCGGGGACGTGGCGTCACGGGTGAGCACGACCTTCACCTTGCCTTTGAAGCGGTCATCGTTCTCGGACACCCATTTCACCGCAAGCGCGAACGCAAGGGCTACCTCTGCTTCTTTGGCTCCGCCGACGCCGACCGCGCCTGTATCGTAGACGCCGCTGACACGGTTGCTCATACCGTGACCTGGATCGAGTGCAAGGATCATTGTTTTTTGGGCTTCCTGAAGTAGGTGAATTCGATGCCGCTCTCACGGCTGAGCTGACGACGGCGACGACGGCGATACTTCAACAGGTGCCGAGTCGTGTTGAGCCTGATCTTCGCCATTGAGGAAAAGTGACCGGCCCGATGCGCGTGAGGCCGGTCTATCTGGAGAGGAGTTCCGCTTCTGTGAGCGGTCTTGGGGGTTGAGGAAGGGACGCGAGTTTGGCGGAAGGGCTGGGATTCGAACCCAGGAGATGCACTTCTGCACCTACCAACTTAGCAAGCAAGCCCCTTCGACCACTCGGGCACCCTTCCTGAAATTGGACCCGCGAATTGGCTCGCAGCTAAACGAGTTGGACGATGCGGGTCACCGGGTCCAGGTCGAGGCGGCTATGAACGCCCGTCGCTGAGCTACCGGAATCGTTGTGACCATTTTGTTGAGGTCACCAAATTGGTGCAAGGATCATTTCGGTGAAACCACCGGATTGATCGGCGGGCACGGTTTTCGGTGAAATCATCAAAGCCTACTTCCCGTTAGCCGGAGACTCAACAGCACACCCGCCAAACTGAAAAGGCCCCTCCGTGGAAGGGCCTCAGAAATTCAGAGACAGTGATAGCACTGTCATCAATGCGGATTAAGACGCATCTCGGTGCTCAGTAGTTTCACCTAATTGTGACTTTTTCTTAGGCTTGCGTTTTCGCTGCCCTTCGCGGTGTTTGGCATGGACTAGAGTGCCATACGGAATCTGCCACCGGCCACGTACCATTTTTGCGCCATCTAGCCGCCCTTCCCGGCACAGCTTTTGCACCCAGTTGACGCTTTTCCCCATGCGCTCAGCGCACTCCTCGACCGTGACCATCGTGTGATCGAACGGGGGTTCGTCCGGGTTGACGTAGAGGTAAATCTGCTTCGAGATGATGACTTCGAGCCTTGCAACGAACTCCATCACCGCCATGAACCGATCCTTATCTTCTAGGCCCTTGCCGCCGTAGAACTCCAGAAGGTCAGCTTCGACAAACTGAAAACCGTCCACGGCCTCGACCATCGCCACGCAAGCGGCCTCCTGCACCTCGAACTCCGGCTGCCCTTGCGAGTAGAGCGGCTTCGGGGTCTTCATGCGGGGTAGCCCGAGCTTCGAGTCCACCCACCGATTGATAACATAAAGAGCCTTGCGCCGAACGTGGTCTTGCTCTGCCATTGAAATGTCCTCGCTCGTGAACTTCATGTGCTTCTCCAGTCGTTCCCTGATGTGGGGCCTTAGCAGGTGGCGGGCGTCTTAGTACTGGTGCTGTTGGCTTAATGCGTGAGTGCGCTTCATAGGTAGAACCTGCACTTCCTCATGCCGAGGCCATCAATCGCGGCGGTGACATCGGCGTTGTAGCGGTCTGCCTCTTTGCCTGCCATCCACGCGCCGAACGCTCCGTACTCGCCAACGAAGGGGAGGACGCCCCACCTGAGACACCACGCCCGGTAGGTGTGGAGCTGCATCGTCATGCCCGTTCTGTTCCAGGGGCAGAAGTCGGACATCGCCTTCATCACCTCTGCTTCGTTGCGTCCCGAGGCCTTGCTGAGGGCCATCGCCTTTCGGTCGAGGAGTGACTTGGAATCGCCCCACCGATACGGCGCGCCATCCCCACCAACGCGCTCCCAGGGCGAATAGAAATGCAGCGGGAAGATGAGCCGAGATTCGCCTTCACGCACGTCCTCGATGGGAGTGAATGCCGGATAGACGCCTCCAGGCCCAACTCCTTGGTCCCAGCCGTAGCTCCCAAGGGCAATGGCGTGGTCGGGGAGATACTTCCGGATCGTTTCCACGAGGACCGTGCAAGCCGCGTTGAACCTCTCGTTCGCTTCGCGCCGATCTTCGGTTAGGCTTGGGAAAAACGCGGTTTCGGTCAGCGGCTCCAAGACGAGTTCTTCGGGGCTGAACTTCTGGAGGTATTCCAGCAGATTCACCTCAAGGAACCACGCATAGGCTTCCGCCCTCCGCGCTTTGCGCTTCTCACTCCCAAACAGCCCGTGGATGGTCGGGGCTTGCTCGTCGCTGCTGTCCCCATGCCACGGCACGAACGAAAGCCAGACCTGCAAGCCCTTGGCCCGGTAGCCCTCGATGCGCCGCGTGATCTGCTCCCAGTACTGCGGGTTGAAGGCATTGGTGTCTACATTCCAAAGCCCACACTCCTCGGGCGGGCTGTGCGAGTCGCCGTCGAGCCTCACCATGAGCCGGACGTGATCGGTCTTGTTCGTGATGTATTGGTCGGGGTCCCACCCGCCGACGCCATTCCAAAATCCTAGGTTCAATTCACTCCCCTCTTCATGTCCTTCACCTTCCCAGCGAGCTTCCCAGCCGACTCCAGGAACTCCTTTCGAGCTTCTTCCCTTGTCGCTGATGCTTCGTATCCGGCCTTGGCCCTGTTTGCCTCTTCCTCGCGCTTCGCGGCGATCTGCCTCGACACTTCGCGGGCTTCCTGCCACACCTCGTCGCGGGTGATCTTGGATCCGCCGTGATTGTCCTGCCAGAAGCTCGGCGGAGCGAAGAAGTTGATGAGCCGCTCGACGGCCTTCACGTTTACCGAGGTGCCGCCCCTGAGCCGGTCGATGTTGAGCCGCAGGATCCAGTCAGCCGTCTCCTCGTTGGGCTCGGGCTGCTGATTGAAGAACCCTTCGGACACGTCGCCGGTCGAATCGAACCAGTGAAGCGTCTTCGTTGGTGCCTTAGGTTCGTTCTTGTCACGCGGAAGGTGCTCTCGAAGCCTTCCAGGGGTCGGTTGCGGGGCCGAATACCCACCGTTCGCCTCGCGGTAGGCGACAAGCGCGCCAAGGAAAACGCGGTCCCCGTGCTGCTCGATGATCTTGCCAAATGCCGCCTTTGCGGGGCCTGGGATCGGCTTACTCCACTCGCCGACGATAGTCTCCTCGATGATCGCGTCGATCTCGTGCTGAGTCATGCCGCACCGTCCTCGGCCTCAAGTGCCCTCAGCCGCTCCTCTGCGCTCATGCCGGCGAACCGTGACGGGGTGTAACCGGACTGGCCCTTCGCCGCACGCTCCTCGTCGATCTGGCGGTTGCGCTTGACTTTGCGCCACTCGGCCTCTCGCATGCCGAACCACTTTCCGAGGGCCAGAATCGGGTCCGAGTACTCAGGGCGCACCTTCTTGGCCGATCGGTCCACCCAGCCCGCCAGAACCTCGGTGAAGCTCTCACGGTCGGGGCAGAAGCCCTTGACCCTGGCGATGAGTGCCCGCAGCCGCTTCTCGTCTGGGGTGAAGCTGCCGTAGCCCCGAGAGCCGCGAACGGTCTCAGCGAGTTCGCATTCCCAAGAATCAGGCTCAAGCATCCACCAAGCCGGTTCCGGTGGGGGCGTCGGCTCGGCGGTCTCCCTCCCCCCAGACCCCTCTCCCTGTGCAACCTTGGAATTAGGATTAGAGGGTTTATGGTTAGAGGTTAAGGGTTTAGGGTTAGGGAGCCGTTGGGACCCGCCGGGACCCGCCGGGACCCGTTGGGGTTCTTCGGGACCCGTTTGCACCTGTGCGGGAGCCTGTGGGACCTGCTGGGACATTTCGGGAGCCGTCTGCGCCTTTTGGGTTCCGATGGGAGCCGATTCCTTCTCGTCATACTGAGCGTTGCGCTGATCACGTTCTGCCTTCCCACACTTCGACCCTTTGGGCCTATGACCACTCGCAAAGTAGTCTCCAGCCCTGAAGAGGGCCGTGTCCACCCAGTCCGGGCAGTGGTCGTGCCAGTCGTGAACAATGAGTCTGTGCTCAGGGTGCTCATCAAGCCAGCGGCATTCGACCAGCGCGTCGACCAGCTTGTCATGATCGCCCTCCCATGAGAGGCACAGGGCAATATCCTCGTTGGTTTGCCGTCCGATGTCTCCGCGAGGCGTCTCAATCGCGCAGTTGCGCCAAAGTAGCTCGAGAAGTCCAACGGCGGCATACGCTGGGATACCTAGGCGCAGGCAGAGCTTTTTGAACTTGCCCTTGTCGATGGTGTCACGCTTCACCTAAGCCACCTCCTGCTTTTCGACGTGGACGCGGACCGTCGCAGGGACCATCTCGACCATGCCGAGGGCGATGAGCCGATCGAGGTGCCAGCGGTACGTCCGGCGCGGCATGTTGAGGGACGCTGCAATATCTTCCTGGCTCGGAATCTCACCGAGCAGCGACGCCGATGAAAGCGCACCAAGGATGAGCCAATCCTTCCGCCCCAGTTTGGACAATGCCGGGTGAGGCTTGGGCCTGGGCGTTCGTTCAGGCTTCGGTGCCTCATGGATCACGAGACCAGCAAGGCGTGAGCCTGGGTAGGTCGGATTGAAACGGTTCAAAGGGTCACCTCCTTGGGTGCGTAGGGCGTGATTTCGTCGTCTGAGAAGGGCATTGAGACGCCCCGGCTGTTGCGGATCACCTTGCGACCGTCATCATCGATGTGAGTGACCTCCCCGATGTGCTTGAGCTCGGTCCCGGCGATGTGATACGTTCCGACCACCAGCACGACCGACTTCGCCGCTTGGGGGCGTCCGTGCTTCGGCGCAGGGGCGTTGTCGTCGTACTCGAAGCGTTCGCCGTTCTCATCGAGGGCGATCTTGTAGCCGTCCGCCCGCTTCGTGAGCCGCATGAGCACACCGTCTTGCGTGAGCCGGTAGATGGCGTCCTGCACCTGCCTCTCGGTCGCTTGGATCCGCACTGCCACCTGGTAGGGCGTCGGGTGGCTCCAGTTGAACCGGTAGAAGGCGATGATCCCCTTGTGAACCTCACGGTCGAAGGCGGCCTTCTCGTCGCTAATGAAGCAGACGCGCTTCATGGGGTCACCCCAGCATTCTTGCGACCATCAAAAACACCAGGTTCGGGTGCAAAAAAAGAGAGCATCAGACGGCCTCCTTACCGAAGAGATCGTCTTGGGCAAGTTCATGCTCCAGGTTCTTTTTGGCCTGGTCGAAGTAGGACTTCTTAAGCTCTACTCCCACGAATTTCCGGCCAAGTCGAAGGGCCATGACGCCCTCTGATCCGATCCCCATGAATGGGCTTAGGACAACGTCCCCAGGGTTGGACCAAAGGGTAATCGCCCGCTCAATCACGTCAAGCTGCAAAGGGCAGATATGACGCTCGTCGTCGTGCTCTCTTGCCGATTCACGCTGGAGGGTATTCGACGGGTTGATGTCCATCCAGACGGGAGAGGCATACTTCTGCCACATATCGACGGTGAACTTCTTCTCGTCTTTGCCTACCGGGTCAGGGTTCACCCCAGGCTTGCGCATGGTTACCAAGTAGTCCGGGATGCCTTGACGGGACAGGCACGAATCCTTCTTGACTTGCTTGTACAAGAGCCCGATCGCCTTGGTCCTTTGCATGGCGGTCACTGGGTCCTTCCAGATGCACACCTCCGAATGGAAGACAAATCCAGCATCTTCGAATGCCCGAATCAGCGCGCCTCGGAAGTCACGAATGCCAATCACCCCGTCCCTTTCCTTGGTGAGAGGCAGGTTCATGCAGTGGAACGACAAATCCCGACCGGGCTTCAATACCCGGAACAGTTCCCGAGTCAGGAAAGCAAACTGCCCGAAGAATTCTTCGTCATCCCTGACGTTCCCCATGTCGAACGGGGAATCCGAGTAGGTGTAAAGAGAGGCAAATGGCGGGCTAAACACCGAATAGCCGATGCTCTCTGAATCGAGAGTCTGAAGGAACTGGACGCAGTCCCCGTTATGAATCGTGAATTGGTTCAAGCTGCCACCTCCTGGCGAGCGTAACGGCGCATCTCATCGAGCATCGACATATGCGCATCGGACTTAAAGCGAAGAGCCTGACGGATCGTGTCCTCAGACTGCGAGTAGATCAGGTGAACATGCACCGGCTTCTTCTGGCCGAACCTGTAGCACCTTCGAATAGCCTGATAAAGCATCTCGAAGCTGTAACTGATGGATACAAAGACCATCCGATCACAGTGCTGCCAGTTCATACCGAACCCTGCGATAGAGGGTTTGGTGATCAGAATGTCGAACTCGCCGTGAGCGAACCCAAGAAGGGCCTTTTCTTTCGACTCTGGGCTGTCTGAGCCCATGACGCTGACCGCGCCCGGCATCATCTTCGCGAGTGCTGTTTGCTCATCGTTAGTCGAGCACCAAAGGATGATCGGCCCCGGATTCGTGACGGCGATCCTCAACGCCTCCTCGATTCGATCAGCCTGACCTTTGCGTTGAGTCTTGTGAACACCTGTCGCGCTCACATCCTCAATCTCACCGAACATGCCGCCGAACGCGATCTCTGGCTCACCTACAATCGACTCCATCATCTGAAGGGATGGAAGGACATACCGAGACCCGTCGAACCCAAGATCTTCCGGGCTGTTGAAGCAGATCGCCCAAGAGGAAACCCACTGCCAAAAATCCCGTCTCGCGTGACGCTTGAGCCTCCATTTTGAAGTGTCACCGCCATCATGAGTGAAGTAGGTCGCGAGCATTTCAAGCCGCGAGTACGCCCCAACGAACTCCGCATGGGTGCCAAGTTCCATGTAGTCATTAGGTGCAGGGGTCGCCGTCAAAGCGAACCTATACGGCGTCGCCGAAAACGTTTCCGTCAGCATCTGGCGATAGGACCCGTCGTGCGACTTTAAGATAGAGGATTCATCCAGGGCAACGCCTCCGATCTGGCTGAGCCATTCAATCGACTGGAGTCGCTCGTAGTTGACGATCAGTACCCCTTTCGGGTCATCTGTCTGGGTCGCCCGCGTGATCGTGACTCCGATCGCTGCCGCTTCTTCGATGGTTTGACCCGAAACGGCTAGCGGGCACACAACCAGGAACGGCTTCCCCGTGTGCCGGGCTACCTGATCGGCAATCGCGACTTGGATTCTTGTCTTTCCAAGTCCCGTTCCTGCAAAGATGCAGGCCTTGCCCCTTTGCAGTGCCCACTTGACGGTGTACAACTGGAAGTCGAAGAGACCGTATTGGTCCATGCAAGGCGGCACGAACCCAGACTCAATGAACCGACGTTCCTTTCTGGCGACAAACTCTTCGTAAGTCATCAGAACAGACCTCCCTGGCCCGCAGCTTCGCCGATGACGCGGTTCTCGACCGAGCGCGCGGCGACCTCCGGGGTCTTGGCGTACCAGTCGATGACCACGCTCGCCTGGGCCTTCGTGATGACCGGCTGATTGGGTAGCCACTCCATGTCCGCGCCCTTGGTGATCGCGTGAGCGACCGCCCTGAACCCGTTTGCGCTAAGCTCGGCCTTCTCGCGGATGACGCGGAGGGCTTCCTGCTGCTTCGCCGTCATGGCCTCTTCGCGGCCCCACTCGGGGATCTCGATGAATGTGCCAAGAACGTTCTTGGTCATCGGAGGCCCTCCAGGACGGACGCGATCTTCGCTCGCCTAGCAATGACCCCATCGCTATCCAAACGGTAAACCGTGTTCCTCAGGAAAATCAGAACATGCTCAAGGGCCTGACCTGGCGTCCACGCGACCTCGTATTCTCTCCTCGCAGCCGCGTCGGTCTGCTCGGGCGAGAACTTAGCCATGCAGTCCCTCTTAACCTCAAGCCCGATGTACATGTAAGGCAACTCGGGCACGAACACGAGCAGGTCTGGGATTCCCTTATCGACCCCACTCGGTCCCTTCTGCTTCCAGGCCGACGTCTCGCGAACCGTGAGGCCAGCGAGCCGCAAGGCATCGACGATCGACTTCTGCACGTCGCGCTCAAGCGGGCGGACGGTCTTGGGCTTCGTGGCGGTCCTCATGCGGCACCTCCGACGGCCCAGGACTCGGCGATGAAGTGCTCGCAGTCATAGACCACGACGCTCCTCGCTCCAAGCCTGATGGCGGCTTGCGTCGCCTCTTCACGGTTGACCGGGACAATCGCGGTCTTACGGTCATCTACTCCGCAGAGCGACTCAACCCTGACCACCGTCGCCGCGGTCTCGCGGTCCATGTACACGCTCAGGGGTAGCCCCATTTCGTAACACTCAGATACTTCCGGCCTTGAGACCATCCAGTAGGTGTCACTCGTGTCGCCGATCTGCGCGATGATGGATTGGCTTAGGGTGCTCACGCTGCACCTCCCGGAACGGTCCACCAGTCGATGCAGATGAAGTTGTGGCCGAGGACCTCGATCATCGTGACGCCCACCTGCAGAGCGATCTCGTTCAGCTCGCCATAGGTGTACGACTTGATCCCACCAGCATCCTCATATCGCTTCGTCCGAAGGAGCTTTTCGCGCATGAGTGAAGCAGTGTCTTCGGAGTCGTAGACCGGCCAGATGCCGGTAATCTTCTTGCTTCTTGGGCCGACGAGCCGCAAGCCAACGGTCCAATACTTCGTTGGCTCGTGGAGCGCGAAGACGTCTTGCACGATCCCGCACGTCGGCTCGCCGTCCAAGGTCGGAGGCGCGGGCAGGGTGATCGTAGGACCCTCCAGGGTCTCAGTCTGCGAACGGATCATAGTCATCCCCTCCATCTGGGCCGCTTTGCGCGGCGGTAGCATCGTCCTTAGGCCTTTCAAGGGCCTGGACAAAATCAGCGACGATCTCCACGATCTCCCGGCTCGATCCGTCCTTCGCGGTGTACTTCCGGCTTTGGAGCCGACCATCGACGGCAACTAGGCGACCTTTGGATAGGTAGTTCTTCACGTACTCGGCGGTCGAGCCCCAGGCCGTAATCCGAATGAAATCGGCGTCAGGTCCTTCGGTCGGCTTGTACTTCTTGTTCACCGCAACCGAGAACTCGGTCACGTTCTTGCCGCTCGTCGTGGTGCGAAGCTCAGGGTCGCGCGTCAGCCGCCCAATCAGGCACACTCGGTTAAGCACGAAGGGCCTCCTTGGGCTCAAGGGCCTCGACGAGGTGGGCGTAGAGCCGACCGGCAAGCAGGGCGTCCTGCAAGGCGTCGTGATCGGCGGGCCGAGACGGTAGACCCGCGAGCAGAAGGCAGGTGTCAAGGTTGTACGACTGCCCGCCCGGGAATGCCCGCTCCATCATCGTGATCGTGTCGATCCACACCGCAGAGAGCGGCGACGGCCGCAGCACGGATGACTGCTGGAACTTCCACTGCGAGAAAAACGCGCAGTCAAACGAGGCGTTGTGAGCGACGACCGGAAACTTCCAGGCCCCAGTTCGCTCCGACCATGATGCAAGGCTCTGAGCGACCTCACGCGATGATGGAGCGTCACGCAGGGCCATCATGAACGTAGCGAGCTTGCCCATACCATCCTCGGTAAAGATGTCGCCGAGTTGAGCGGCGAGGGCGTCACCGCTGATCTTGAACTTGGCAAGGTTCGGCTGAACGCGGGTGTAGAACGGTTCGTCGACAACCTCACCACCCTCCATGATCGCAAGTCCGACCTGAAGGATGTAGTCGTACTGGGAGCTGAGGCCCGACGTCTCGAAGTCGAGGGCTACGACCCTCCGGGGCCAGGGCATTACGCCCCACCCCCGAACGACTTCACGGACTTGGTGTAGAGGGCGATCCACTCCTCCGCCGCTTTGTGGTCCTTGCCGTGCTCGATGCAGCTCTTGATGATCCCGCAAAGGCTTGCGCTGTGTATCTCCGCTGGAGTCTTAGGCGCGTTCATCGGTCGACCACCGCCGCCGCCGCCGAACTTCTTCGGCCCGAACGAGTTCAAGAAGAACTCTTCGCCCTTCGTGCCTTCCTTCTTCTCGATGTCGGCATCATCGGTCGCGCCAACGACAAGGGGAGTTCCCATCTTGCCAAAGTTGTTCTGCCAGACCTTGACGTCAAATGTCTTGTCGCTCCCCTCCTTGCTGACGGTGAGGATATGAGGGGCCTTGGTGCCCTCTTGGGCCATCTTGATCTCTTTGATCGTAATTCGCATGATCCCCATCCTTAGCGAAGTCGCAAATGAGTCCCCGGCTCACCGATATATGCAAAGTCCAGTGCCACACCGGACTCAAGGTCTGCTCGGATTCCTTCGCGGTCGAATTCGATGCTGATCTTTTGGTACTCCTCTGGGATACGATCAGCCGTCACGCCGTCCACAAACTCAAGCGGTGCCTTGCCTCCGTTCTTTTGAATGGCGATCTTGTTGGTCGCGGTCTCGAATCGAGAGATGCCGGACATCTCCATGAACTCCTTGAGCCGCTCCTTTAGCCTCTTGGCCCTGCCTTCAGCAGCTTGAGCCAGTGCCCGGACTCGGTCTGCCTCAGCCTTGGCGACAGTCGCTTCCGACTCGAACTTCCGAATAAGAGCGGCATAGCTGTCAACCTTGGCATCGCGATCTTCCATGAGCCCAGCAAAGTAGGCAAAGGTGGCATCCTTGAATTCGTCGTCGGCTCCGATCTCATCCAGCCGATCAAGTGCAAT